GTCAAGGCCATCTCGGCAGTTTTTTGTTTCCCTGTCGTCTTGTCGAGGTTCTCTTGTCGGAGCTTCTCTCCCGTGGTCTGCGCCGTTGTCAACGAGGATACAGCCTTGGCGTTGCCTGCCATGGCTGCCTTTCGCGCCGCTTCGGCTGCCTTGAGCTCTTGCAACGTTGCCTTATACTCTGCTTTGAGTGCTGCGCGCTTTTTGCCGGTATCAGCTTTGTCAAATTGCGCTCTGAGGCGGCGCTGCTTTTGCTGTATCCTTGCAAGTTGGTTCGAGGCTTTTTGCTCGGCCCTAGATGTTTGGGGGCGCGACCGACGCCCACGCTTGGGGCGCGCTTTTCTTGCCAAACTCTTGCGAAGCTTTGCAGCCCTCGCATCTGCCGCCAAATCAGCCAGCTTGGCCTTTAGGCGGTTCTTTTCATATCCCTTGCTAAACTGCTCTTTTAGCTGCTCAGCTTTCTTCTTGAGTTGCACAATCTTGGCGTCCATGCGCTCTTCGGTGCTTATCGTGTCGCGCTCGACACCCAGCAACAGTGTCTTGGCCCTCCGGCGCATGTCGCCAGCGGCCTCGCCCTTGCCGCCCGCCTGTAGCTCTCCGGCCTTCTTTGTAATCCGTGCGGCTTCCTTCATTGCCATCTTGGCGGCGTCTGCCGGGCTTGCCTTGCGTTGCTTGCGCTCGAATCGTGCCGCCGCGCCCTGCTCTTGGAAGGATAGCAGGTCACGAAAGGCGCTACGCTCGGCGTTCTTGGCACTCTCAAGCTCGCTCTTGCGCTTGGCCTGTAAGCTAGTCAGTTCTGCGAAGTGCGCCCGAAATGCGGACGTGCGTTCCTTCAATACCGTCTTGGTGGATTCGTTTGCCTTGAGAAGGGCAGCGGACCACTCTGCCAGTCTACCCGCCGACGCTCGCGCCTCTGCGGCCTCGATTGCAGCCAATCGGGATTTTTCTGCTGCATATACTTTATCCGCGTTCGCCAGTCTCGCGCGCAATTTAGCCTTCCGAAGCGTTACCTCAAGAGCAAGCGCCTCTGCTTTAGTGTAGCCTTCAATGCTGACTGTCAGGTAGCCAGAAGCAATCATCCTCGCCCGTTCGGCCCTCTCAACCTCAAGCGCCGAATGCTGCACCGCTTGCGAGTATTGCTCATAGTAACTTGCTCCACCTCGCGTAGTCTGTGACACAAATTTTATGACAACACCCAACGCCTTCAAGGCTGTTATCGCTGGGCCTTTTGCAGCCTCGCCCATTGCGATCATTTCCTTTGTCAGACCGGCCATAGACCGCTTATACCTGCGATCCAGCGTGTTGCTCATTTTGGCCGTTGCCGCGTTCGCGGAGCCTGCCTTTTTTCCAAACTCATCCAGTATTTCATTGAACTTGGCCGCGCCGTTCTTGGCCAAGAGCAACGCGGCGGGCAGAGCCCGGATGTTAGGAATCAGCTTGCCAATGTTCGTGTTGGGGTCACGGAGGGCCTTGCTCAGTTCTTCCATGATCCCCTTCAGCCCCTTGGCCCTCAGCGCACTAATACCAAAGCTAACACCCGCCTCTTCTAAGGCTTTCGCCGCGCCCTCGGCAGGATTGATTAGCGAATTGATTAGAGCCCGGATGCCAGTAATCGCGGCGTCGGCACGTAAGCCGCCAAGCGTTACCGTTGCGATTGAGGCATTTAGTTCGTCAAACTTTATGCCCACGTTTGCGGCTATTGGCATGACACGGCCAAGCGTGGCAGCCAATTCCTCAATGCGGAGACGGCCCAGGCGGACCGTGGTAAACAGGCTGTCATTGATCTCGCCAGCCTTGGCCGCACTGAAGCCGTAGGCGTTCATCGTGGCCGTGAGAACGTTGACAGCCGTTTCCTGGTTCGTCAGGCCCGCGATAGCCAACTCATTCGCACAGCGCATAACGGTCATGGCTTCTGCCGTGTCCGTGATACCGCTTGAAACGGTCTGATAGAAGCCCTTAGCGTTATCCTTGGCAGTCGAGCCGAACTCGGTAGACAGGTCAAGCAGGTCGCTACGAATCTTGCCCATGCCCTTCTCAGATACGCCCGCAATGGTGGATATCTCTGCGACTGCGGTCTCAAAGGATGCCGCCGCCTTCAATGCGGCAATCCCAATGCCTACTACGGCCGCCCCGATTGCAACGGCAGAGCCGATAACTACCTTGCTCGTGCCCTTGCTAGTCCTTGCAACATTCCGCATGCCCCGGTCAAAGCCGGTCGTATCTGCGGTAACGATTGCCGTCAGTTTGCGAGCAATTGTCGCCATTAGCCAGCCGCCTCCGACGCCTCACGGTCACGCAGCATAGAGAATAGAATCATGGCGCGTTGGACGCGCGGCGTATACTCGAAAAACTGTACGGGTGATATTCCGAACCGCTCAGAGGCAAGGAAAGCCCAGTACTCTATGGTGCGGCCTGTTGGGAGCTTTCTGCCTTTGCGCGTTCCTGCGAGAAAAAAGAGTCTTGATCCTTGTCCACGCTTTCGTCGTCAAGGTTGCTCACGCGGAGCACTTCGGTCAGCAGAATAGCGAAGTCGCCACCGCTCAGGCCAAAGGCTTTCATCTCGCCTTGGATCGCCTTGGCGTAGTCCTCCGCCTTCCCCTTTTCCATCACGGCGTCAAACGTGACAGTGGGGTCAGCCTGCAAGCCGGTTGCGACCATCAGCGTATTCTGGTAAAGGTTGAGGGTTTGCTGCCGCTTGGCGTGGCGAGCGTCGGTGGTATCCCACTTCTTGACGGGCGATCCGTCAGGCTCTCGCAACGTCTGGCCTGTTCCTGGGTCCACCTCAACGCCGATGCACTTGGGGATCAGGTTCGGGATTAGGCTTGTCACGGTCGCAGTATAGCCAATTGGCAACGCCTGGACGGTGAGCACAATCGGCGCACCGTCATGCCTCGGGAGCACTACACGCTTAGTCGCCAGCTTGCCTACAACGCCTTCAATCTTCATCGTTCCATCCTTCCATTGCCTAGGGTTAGACTGTCGTAGTCGTCGTGGTCGTGGTCGTGGTAGTCGTCAACACTTCGCGCACTGGCAACGGCAGCTTGTTCATAAGCGCCTTGCCTTCGATACTCAGCGTAGACGAGGGGACGCCTTCTGCGAAGCTGAACGCGGGCTTGGGAACCTGTGTGAACTCAACCTTCTCACCCTTGCCGCCGTCACATGGGGACTTGGTCTCAAAGCGCACAGTGAGCGTCTTCACGTCCGTACACGTCAGGTTCGTCGATGTCCACGCCGACGCGCCACCGATGAATCGGAAAACTTCGTAGGGGCTCAGCGTCTCGCCAGTGTCCGCAATGAGGTACTTGAAATTGACCGTCGCGCTAAACGTGACAGGCTCTTCCATGCCAGGACGCCACTGGGAAAGTCCGGTCCGGTCCATTACGGCTTCTGTGTTGTCCGGCTCGTCATACGAATAGCCTGACTCATCCTCGCCGATCATGGTGAGAGAGTTGACACCATCCGTCAGGACGATTCTACCGTCTTTCAGGTTTCTATACGGTGCTTGCGCCATCGTTTTTCCTTTCGCCTAAATGAGAGGAGCAACGCTCCCCGTCGCTGAAACGGTCCACTGCTGTAAGGCAATGCCTGCGCCAAAACTGCCACCTACCGTAGTAGTCCCAAGGTTTACCACCTCGGACTGCCCAAGGCGGCCGCAGCCGATTACTCTTTCATCGCTGCCGTAACGTGCAATCGAGAACTCCGCGTCCCACATAAGGTCCGCAATCTCGCTCGCAATGGCAGTTACCGCATACGTGCTTACGCTGTCAGGTGATTCTCCGCGCTTCGCAAAGCAGTTCACCGTCGCGTCTAGGGTGAACACTCGCTCTCGTGGGCGCGTTAGATCGTAGGTGATATTCAGCCAAGGCTCAATCCATACCGCGTCATTGGGATTTTCGACGCCATCCCAGTGAATGTTGCCTGAGAAGTTATCCTCAAGCCACACGTTGAACGATGATTGGATATATGAGACATCCGCTGTACTCATCGGACACCTCGCCAGTGCGCCCGGAACTCGTCAGGCATTTTCTTGGTGCGGATAAACCGCATAGCCTGAGTAATCACACCACGCGGGGCCTGTCGGCTATGGCCAGCCTCAAGGAAGATTGCGTAGTCCACGCCGTTAGTCATAGCGACAAAGGGTTTCTTGCCAGTCAGCCTTTTCTTGACATAGCCTTCCGTCAAGCCCTTCTGAATCTCAGCGGCGCCACTACCCTTTGCCGGAGCACTGCCGCCAAGGGCAATGAGAGATGAAAGCCAAGCGGCTCGGCTTCTGCCGCCAGCCTTCGCGGCAACGGGCCAGGCGGCTACCACAAACCGTAAAAGCTCAATAGCCGTCTGCTGTATCGCAGCGCCAGTGGCTATGTTGGCCCTTGGGATAAGCACGTTGCGGATATGCTTTGAGAACTTGGCGTTCTCTTGGCCCATCGTGCGCATGGCTCTGCGTACCTTTTTGCCAAGCTTAGGCATTGATCCTCGCAACTACCCAGTAGGACCGCTTAGAGGGGTCCAGGGCCACGCTGATGATTCGATGCGTCAATAGGTCCTCTGTGATCCAGTCGCGCTCTGTAGGGGCCTGTACGGCGTCTGTAACACGCCAGATAAAACGACGGTCGCCGTACTCGTAGCGGCCATGCGATTCCTGCACTTCACGGTCTCGCAAGGTTTCGACCAATACTGTCAAGTCTTCCTCGGTCGTCACCTTGGTAGCGACACCCGTTGCCGGCACGAACGTCTGAGCGCCCGCGTATACGACCGTAACCGTTACGCCTGAATCGTCAAGCGTAGTCAGTAGGTCGGCGTCATATTCCGCGTCGGTCAGGATGGCCATTAGGTATCCGGGTCGTCAAAGACGTTTGTGTACTCGGCAGGGATTGCCTGCAACTGTTTCTGGTAGTATCCCAGAAGGTCAATCAACTGCGACAACTCGTAACGCTCAAACTCGCGCTCGCCGATACGGTAACGCTGTAGCTTGCCAGTCGCCAAGGCGTCAACCGCAGCCTCGATTAGTGCAATCTTGGCAAGGATTTCAGCCTCTGTCGGGGTCGCCATTGTCTACGTTCTCCGCGATGACCTTCAGGATAGACGCAAGGCGCTTGATCTCGGTCCGGCCCTGCTTGATAGCGATTATCAGTTCAGCGAGCATGATGTCAGTCTCCCGCGTCAACACGAGAGACTGACCTGCGTTCTTACCGCTTGTCTCGAACTGATATTCCATGATTACGCCGTGTTCTGGACCGCGTACACGTCATCCAGAGCCGCGATGCCACCAAAGTAGCGCGTCTTGTACGTCACGATTACGTCTTGCACCGTGGCCAGATTCGGCAAGCGCTGGCGTGTCACCTGCAACGGCCAAATCTCCTGCCACACGAACTCGCGGGAGAAGTTGCCCAGATACCACGTCGAGCTTGACTGGTTATCCACCAGCGGGCTTGACAGAACAGTCAGCCCCGTGATGGGATTTCCGCCGATGGTGGTGATCGTAGCGCCGGAAGTCGTGCGGACTTCGGTCGCGTTGGTGATGCGCCGGGCGGTGGCGTCCAAAGCAAACGGCACAAGCAACTGATTCGGCATGCTGATAATCAGGTCGCCCTGGTCATCCGTCATGGCCGCGAAAAGCTGCCGCGCGTTGTCGATGTCCGTCCAGTCAACCAGCGCGTTACCGGCCAGCCGGTTGATGATCGTCGAGTTGACGCCAGCCGCGACACGGTACAGAGCCTCTGCGGCTCCCTGCGGGCTAAACACGGTGTTGTTCGCATCCGTCACGCCCTCGATAATGAGATTCTCCCTGTGATAGCGGGTCTTCTCACCAATGCCAGACGCACGCATGAGTAACTGCCCGGTCTGGTCAAAGAGAATCGCTTCCTCGGTGACGTTGAGCAGCCGGCCGTACTTGTTGGCTTCGGAGGTCGCGTACTTGTCCTGAAGTTCGCTCTCCTCATACGGCATGCCCTCAAGCACTTCCTTCGGCTGTTCGGTCGCCTTGAAGCCCGCATACCGTTCGTCCTTGCGCCTGGACGGCAGGACGGAGACAAGCTGGTCGCCGATGGAAGGAACAAGGGTGTAGCCCTCGATAACCTTCTGAGCGAGCAGAACGCCGATAATGTCGGAGAAGGCATTCGAGTCAACGAACGCTTCCTGGAAGTACGTCAAACCACTGCCGCCACCCAGGATGCTCCGGGGGTTGCCAACGGTCTTCTCAAACGTCTCAAACAGCGAGAAGTTTGCCGCTCGCTGCCTGCCGGGGTCCGGCTCGCCCTTCTCATTCTCGCCGAGGAACGCTTCCACGACGAAGTCTTTGCCTACTTGCGGGCCGTGGCGCTTATAGACGCCAGCCGCTTCCGTGATGAAGTCTTTCGACATTGTGTTTCCTTTCAAGTCGTCTCTGGGTTGTGAGTCTCTACACCGTAGACGTAGTGGTGGTGGTCGTGGTGGTCGTGGCAAAGCAGCAATTCAGGGTTTGCAGCCTGGACTCTAGCTTTACGCGGACCTCTGTAACGGCGGCCGTTTCACGATAGGCCACGCGGCCAATCGCGCCGGTCAGGCGGTTCGTGGCAACTACGGTCTGGTCAACCAGCGCATTGCCGGCCGCCTTCGCGGGAGCAACCTTGTCGCCAACTTCCCATGTCGCCGAGGCGTTAGCCATTGCGAACACGCCGTCCATGTCGGACCGGAGCACATCAGTATCGCCACTGTCCGACTTCTGCGCGGCAATGCCTGCATACACCTTGGCAAAGCCGAGTTGCGTAGTCTCCAGGTCCGTATCCCATGTGAAGTCACTCGCGGGCTTCACGTCGTCAGTATCAAGCCACAGCATGTCGCCGCGCTCGATTACCGTGGCGCTGTCAACAGCAAAGTACCGGGCACGCTCGTACTCGGTCACGTGTCGCATCTTGTCAGTCATCTCAGGTTCTCCATGAATCTAGTTGGTGTGTGTGCTACGCCTTGAATGCTTCGTAAAGCTGCTTCCCGCTCTGCTCTCCGCCGCCGTCGCCGCCCGTCTTGCGCGCACTGCCGCCGCCATCATGGACGGTAGTATTCTCGACCAGCGCCTTGCGGTCAGTGATCGCGGCATCAATCTGCTCGGGGGTAAGCGCCGCAAGCGATTCGCGGAAATGGTCCGTAATCGCCTCATCCGGCAACTTGCTTGCCTTCAGCTTCTCAGCGACTACCACGAGCTTCGCGGCCACGGCCTTCGCGGCTTCGTGCTCGTCAATCTTGGCGTTTGCCTCTTCCAGCTTGGAAGTCGCGTCAGCCAGCTTCTGCGCCGTCTCGGTCAGTTCCTTGTCCTTGGCAGTATCCGCTGTCGCGGCCTTCTCAATGGCTTCCGCGATGTCGGGACGCTGCTCTCGCAGATCCGTCAACGTCACCTTAGTAAAGTCCATGCTATCTTCCTCCGTGTTGGGTTCTTGAGCCTCAAACAGGCTCTTGGTAGTACCGCCCCGTGCAACCAGGTCTACGCTTTCAAGCGTCGCAATGTCATTGACGACGTTCGGCGTTGACTTGGTGTCTACGTCGCCAGAGCCGCTAATACTGAAACAGACCATATCCGGGTTCTTCTGCGCGTCTTCCAGTAGCCACTTTTCCTTTGCGGATACTGCGAAGTCGGCAGATACGCCGTCTTGCAGTTTGGTAGGCACATGGAATACGCCAAGCAACTCTCGCACGGTCCGCGTTTTCCCGCTACGGTCTGGCACCTTATGGTCGATGTATGAATGCAAGCCGTCCAACTTGGCGACTATTGACTCCTGTGCTCTGTCAGTGTACAGCCTGTTATTCTTTGACCGGCGATTGAGGACGCGGACACCCTTGATAGTATTGGTAGCCTCGTCTACGCTTAGACTTGGCTGGGTCAATACTTGTTCGGTGATTGCTACGTATGCCATGTCAATCTCCTGCGCCTTCCGCTGCCATGCGCTCGGCGCTTTTCTCTATTGCTGCGATCTTCCTGACTTTTCCGTCATTTACAAAGCTACGCAGTCCGAGCTTTCCTGTCAAGAAAAATCTTGCCTTGGTTTTGCCTAATATGTCTGTCACGGTCGAAACCGACTGCCTGCCAAGCCACTTCACGTAGTCGCTGGCACGCACCACAGGGCCTAGAAACTTCTCTTTGGCAGACTCAGGCGTGCCGAAGATAATATCCCTCATGCGAGTAAATGGCACGTACACACACCGGCATCGGGGATGCTGCGGTATAAAGGGCCGAGTCTCCATCTTGGGAGTGCGGTCGAAGTAGAACTTGCGGCCATCATCTGCCATGCATATCTGACAAGTGCGCCGGTCAAGGGCTGCTAGATACTCGACTCCACGGATTACATTACGGTTTGCCTTGTATGAGTCGAACATCACGCGCGTGGATACGTTATGGACCTCCGTTCGCGCTATCGCCTCGGCCCGCTTGCGTGGTATATCCTTCCAAACCTTGCGAATGCGCCGCGTGATCTTGTCAGTCCCCTCACCGGCCGCCATGCCCGCCGCAAGCTCACGCCTTACCGACTTGCGAATGTCGGCGCTCATGTCCGTGATACGCTCGGCCCAACCTATGCCATTGATGTCACTGTTCAGTAGTTCAAACGCCTTGGCGTTGGCTATGGGCCTATGGAAGTCAGGCTTGATTATCTCCTCGTCGATACGGTGCATCCCGCCTACCTGATCCCAGATAGACTGAGGAACACCGTTCCAGATGATGTTGCCGATGATACGCTGCTCAGCGTTTGCCTGCTCTAGCAAGTCCGCGCCTAGCTGCGTCCCTGTCGCCATTGCGCTATCGCTCACAATTCCCATGATAGCGTTTAGTGCATGGTCTACGGTGGCCAGGGTTGCCCTGCCGGGCCAAGACGCCACCACTGCAAGCGCACGCGGCAGAGCATCATCCCAGATGGATACAAGGGAACGCGCCATGCCGTTCTCTACTCCGACAAGGCGCGCTCCGTGGGCGAGTATCTGGTCGTGCCATAGTTGGCTTGTACTGTCAGGCATAGGCTATCCGCTCGGCCCTTTCATCGCCAGAAGCGCTTGATGCGCCTGGTTCTCAAGGTCGGTCGCTCTGTCCCGCCAGTATTTGGCGGTAGCGTCTACGGGCCACTGCATAATCTGCCAATTCCAGTTGCCATCATGCTTCTCAGTTGGCTTTAGGATTCGGCCCGGTGAACTATCTCTGTTCTCGATCCTTCGTACCGGGCCGCTCGCGGCATACGCAGTGCGCCACTTTTTCATGCGGGGCTTTTTGTAGAGAAACAGATCACCCTCTTTCAGCCTGTAAATCTTTATCTCTGTACTCCCGCCATCAGGTGATACAAATCTAAAGAGCGTACCCCGAACTACTTTAGGCATCGTTCATTCCTTCCATCTGCATAGGCTATCCAGTAAGAGCCGCATGGGCCACAAATACACCAAAAGCCAGGAGGCCAAGCCCCTCCATAATATGTTCACCGCCAAAAAACATGGCTGCCAATCCAACGAAGACGCAGACGAACCGGGCCATTGTTACCACGTATCCTTGGTCCTTTGCCATCGGTCCATCCTTCCATTGGTGTGGGGTCTACGCCTTGGGCGGTCTGCCAGGCTTCCGAGGTAATAGCGTAGCGGCCGCGATCAACGCAGACTCGCAACGGCAACGCGTCACGCCAACGTGCCTAGCCTCTGCGATCTCCTGCCCGTCCGCGTCGTACCATTTCCTGATAAGGCACTTTGCGTCGATGTTCTCGGGGTCCGGCATGGAAGGTGTCAACTCAGGGATGAGCCCCTCGGACAACAGGATACGCTCTATGCGGCCCACAAGGGCGGGGATCTTGTTAGTTGTCCCCTCGCCCGCTTTCTTCATCTCGGCCGTCAGTGCTTCCGTCAGAGCCTTGAGTTTCTCCGTCTTCGTCTGCGTCATCGCCATCGTCACTGCCTCCATTCGTTCCATCGTGCGCCGGAAGGTCAATTTCCTCCCCGGCTTCCAGTTCCATCTGCTCGCGTTCAAGGTCAGGGTCAAGGCCCGCCCGCTGTGCCATTGTCGTCTTAGACATTACATCACTCAGCACAAGGATTTGATCCGCCTTAGTATCGGCGAGCCGATCACGGCTTACAAGCTGCGGCCCCTGGATCATCACTTCATACCCGCTGATATGGTTCTCAAAGTCCGCACCCGGTGGCTGGGGTAGATCATGGTTCAT